AAAATCATTTGGGTCACACGATTAAGGTTAACATATTTAAAAAAGTCTTCAAGTCTTGCCGACTCTTGTTGTGCCCATTCGCCCATTGTGGTTATTGTGCGGTTCAGTGCCTGTGTCACTCCTTCTGTCCGTATTAAATGTTTGAGATATTGATCAATTGTTGATTGTTTTGGCCAAGAATCTATCCTTATTTTCGATGTGCATAGCCAGTCTATGAATGCGCCAATTTCAACTGGTGTGTTTGCAGTTATAAATTGTGCAGTTTTAATAAATGCTTTGTAATATTGTGAATTTGTAAAGTCGACAAATTGTTTGGCCTTTTGATTTCCATAATTTATCTCATAAAATCTTTTGAATATTTCAAATGCAAGAACATGTACCTTGTTGTCTTTTTGATCATATCTTCGTTTTGGTTCGCACATGTGGATGTCTAGAGTGGATTGTCTGCTGAATGTTTTAGCACAGTAGGGACATGTTGGCATATTATTGTTTATATTAGCAGGTTGATAAGATAAGATCAATTGTTCTTCCTAGTGTATCATTATATACTATTATTATCAAAAAAACAAATAAGTAGGCGTATGCATCGCAAAGTTAGTTTAAACATCGATTACAATAAATTTATTGATACTGATTATGCACCACATGGAAAATCGGTGATCCATGATTGGCAAAGGATACTGAAAGAACATTTACCAGAAGACTATAAAAAGTATGGATATCCTTATACTTTTAACTATGCAAACACTTGGTGTTGGCAAAAATTTTGGGATGAAGATGAACTAGATTATAACGAGTATGGATCAAAATTAAACATGCAAGTTCTGAGTATTAGTTCAATTAAACAGCCACCAGGATGTTTGATTCCATGGCATCGAGATACATTTTACAAAGTGCAAATGAAACATCCGGATAACACGAATCCTATCGTAAGGGCAAACATTTTTTTGCAAGATTGGGATATTGGCCATTTTTTACAATATGACAAAACTGTTGATTATAATTGGAAGCAAGGGGAAGGACACATGTGGGATCATTCTGTTGCACACATTGGAGCTAATGTAGGACTATCTAACAAGTATACTTTACAAATTAGTGGCTTCTTACTTTCTTAAAGTGAACAATACACAAACAAATTTACCTGATCTTAAAAATAAACCTTTTGGTGGCGGATATAGTGTGCATGACAGCGAGACCTGTGCAGTGCGTGATCTTGCTGTTCATAATTACATGACAGATCAATATAGTATTTCACACGATGAAATAAAAAATAATTTTTTACAAACCTACAAAGATTGGATATTTTCAACACATCCTGGCATGAACGGCTGGCAAGAATATAACCACCTATGTTTTACACAAGGCACTACAGAGTCATTTGCACAATTCTATCTTAGATATAGAGATAATAAAAGACTTAGACTTCGCCAAGGAGAATATTTTTATAGCCAAATGATGAAAAATTTATGGTACAAAAATAATTTTGCATGGTTAAATGAAGATGATATAAAACCAAATGATGTTGTGTTAATTAGTGCTCCTTTCGGCGACACAGGTGCAGTGCCTGAAGAACTTGAAAATTTATTATCAAAGTGCGACGATGCCAATGTTCCTGTAATGTTAGATCTTGCATACGTTAATCTTGCTGTTAATATGGAAATTGATCTATCACATAAGTGTATAGAATATGTTGTATCATCTTTGTCCAAAGTTTTTCCTATTGAACATTATAGAGTAGGTATAAGAATGCAAAGGCAAAAGTTTGAAGACCAACTTTACGTGGTTAATGATGATCAGTACAACTATATTAATTTACTGAGTGTATATGTAGGACAAAATTTAATACAAAAATTTGACGCAAGTTTTATCCATAACAAGTACAAGTCAAAACAAAGTTTAATGTGCCAAGAATTAGATGTCGAACCTTCACCATGTGTATATTTTGGAATAGATCATAAACAAAAGTTTAATGAGTACAATCGAGGCGGCCAAACAAATCGATTGTGTTTCTCTAGAATATGGGATGGAAGAAAAAATTATGTCTAGTATTGTTTCTTCACATAATGATTGGGACCCCTTAGTTGAATGTTTTGTTGGCACAGCCAACAATGCAAGGATACCTACACTTGATGCCAGCACACATGCATTTTGTTTCACAACCGAAAACTATGATGATATCAAAGATTTACCTGGCCCAATGGATAAAAAAATAATTGAAGAAGCAAATGAGGATCTTGATATTTTAAGTGATACACTGAAAAATTTAGGAGTAAAAGTAAGACGCCCTGCAACACTTAACCATGAAAAAAATTTTAGTAGTCCTAATTGGACTACCACAGGATACCAAACATATTCATGTCGTGATCTGTTATTACCACTAGATAATTTAATAATTGATTGTGCATCACCCCTAAGAAGCAGATATTTTGAAACAACTGCTTATAGAAACTTTTTGTATGAAGCGATGTCAAATGGCACAGAATGGATCTCAGCACCAAAACCACAGTTGCTAGATAACCTATATCAAATGGTTGATCTTGATGAGCCCTCTGTTGTCAATAAAGAAATAATTTTCGATGCCCCCAATATTGTAAGACTTGGTAATGACTTATTGTATCAAGTTAGTAATTCTGGCACAATGCTTGGAGCTCAATGGCTCAAGACTATTTTGGAACCACGCGGATATCGTATACACATTGCAGATAAGTTTTATTCATTTGCACATTTTGATAGCACCATATTGCCAATTCGTCCAGGGTTGGTCCTATTCAATGGCGCTAGGCTCAACCCAAATCGATACCCAAAGATTTTTGATAAATGGGACAAAATTTATTTTCCTGCTGATTCCATTGTGGATATTGGATGTCATCTACCAAATGGAGTCACCACAACTTCACCTTACATTGGACTTAATTTTTTCAGTGTAAATGAGCAACTGGTAATATGCGATGTGAAACAGGAGCAACTTCGAAAAGTACTGGATAAACATGGCATTGATACAATAGGTCTAAACATGCGTCATGCAAGGGCCATGGCAGGTGGATTTCATTGTGTAACTTTAGACACACACAGAAAAGGTAATAGACAAGATTACTTTAATTAAATTGTTGTAGATAAATTGTTTAGGTTTTCTAGCATTCCGTGATAGCATTCATTTGGTTCTGGTTTGTCGTATCGTAAGGCTTCATCACAAACAAATTCAGTGTTGCAATACAGACAAATTTTGTGACCATCGGATGGCATAGTTAGATATATGTGTGGATGATCCATTGGAGGTGATTCGCCTATACATACAAATCCTTTGGCGCCAATTTTTATTTTTTTCACGCCTATATCATTTTTATAAAGCGGAACACCCTTTACTTCCATTTATTGCCCCCACTTGTTACCATATTATAAAATATAAAGTCTGTAAAAATTATCAAAGTTAAGATGCTTAGTCCACTTGGCAACTTGCCTATAAGCAGTATGGTTAAAAATAAAAACACTAACATATTTCTAACCAGTGCATTCACATACAATCTGAAATGTTTTTTTGGGACAGCATAATCTAACCAACTATTCATCGTTAAAGTATTTCTCCAACTTGCCTTCTTCTCCAGAGTGTTTGGCATATTCTGTCATAGGATCTTTGGCTTCTGTGATTTGTGGCCACTTATTTGACCATTTTGTGTTGAAGTCTAACCATTTATTATCTTCATCTAAATGATCTGGAATAATTGCTTCTTCTGGACATTCCGGTTCACAAACTCCACAGTCAATGCATTCGTCTGGATTGATTGCTAAAGTATTTTTACCTTCATAGAAACAATCCACTGGACATACTTCCACACAAGATGTGTGTTTACACATTATACATTTGTCGTTAACTAGGTATGTCACTTATCTATTCCGTGTTGTTGTTGTAATTCTTTAAACTCCTTTGTAGTTATCGTTGTGTCCAACACATCAAGATCTGCCTGTTTTGCATTTGGATACAGCAGTTGTAGTTCTTTCATTTTGGACTTTTCTGTCGTCTTTTTCTTCTTAGGATAGAACCATTTGTGATACATTGCAAATGTTGAACCACACATGGCTGTCAGTCTCCATAACAAAGACTTATGCTTTTTGCTTAGAGTCCACAGATGTTTGTTAACATTTTCATTAACCTCTTCAACATAAAATTCTTCAATAGCAGGCTCGTTGTGTTGCACAGCCGCAGTCCACTTCATTGACATGTATGGTGAATATAATTTTTTATCATCATCTGATAGCCTTGCATACCAAGTTTTATCTCTTGAATCTACTGCTCGCATCATTGATTTAATATCTAAAAAATTTGCCATATTGTATTATAACTTTTGTTTAACTGTCGAATCAAGTATTTTAAGTTTAACAATTAATTGTCTAAAGGCATCTGGGGTCAACATGTTAGGGCCATCTGATGGTGCTGATTCTGGATCATTGTGTACCTCTAGAAACACCCCTGAAATTCCTATTGCCACAGCCGATCTACACAGTGGATCAACAAATTGCCTATCGCCTCCAGATGACTTTCCCATACCTCCTGGTTGTTGCACTGAATGTGTACCGTCCATGATAACTGGATAATGCTCTTTCATTGCATGTATGCCACGCATGTCTACAACAAGATTGTTATAACCAAAGGTGGTGCCTCTTTCGGTTATCAAAAAGTTTTTGTTTTTTGGGTATTTGTTTTTAATGTTAACTACTTCGTTGTAAGACAAAAATTGTCCTTTTTTAACATTTACATGCAATCCAGTTTCAGCTGCGGCGACAATGATATCTGTCTGTCGACACAAAAAAGCAGGCACTTGGATTATGTCAACAACTTCGGCCACTGCGTTTGCTTGTGCAGGTGAATGAATATCAGTCAGTATAGGCACAGCATATTCTTTTTTAATTTTTTCTAATATTTTTAGGCCTTGTTCGATGCCAACTCCCCGTAATGAATCTATTGAGGATCTATTTGCTTTGTCAAATGAAGACTTATATACCCAACGTATGCCTACTTCGTGACATATGTCTGCAATAATTTCAGCCATTTTCATAGCATGATCATAGGATTCAATTTGACAAGGACCTGCAATTATTTTTAGTGGAGCGTTGTTATTAAATTGTATATTAAGCATGAAAAAGATTATTCAAATTTACCATGTCTGTGTTACGGTTGATCTCTTTTATAAAATATGCACACTGTGGACTTTTGTTCGAAGTTGTTGGTATGGTTATCAATTGATTAGATTTTACTCTAGGAAAAAACCATTCGACTTCGTTGTATATGTTTGTTATGCGTACTTCCTGATATCTTGGCATAGAGTCTGATATAGGGTTGAAACAAAATGCATGGAAGGATCGATCATTTAAAGAAGTTAGTGGCACTATTTCGAGATCGCCACAATCAGGATCACCAAGTAGTATATGCCAGTCTAAAGGCATTTGTATCTTATTTCCTCCTATTTCTAGTACAGCAGACGGAGATGAAAATGATTCTAAATATATCAGCGGAACAAAAAAGAAGTCAGGATTTGCGATATCCGAATTGTCCAAAACGGCAAAACGCATGTCTTCATCTACCTTATCAGGCACTCTGTCCATCAAAAAAGTCTGGTCATCTAGTGTTAGTAATTGCATATTATTATATTATATGCTTATTTTTTATTGATAGTCAACCTTTGTCACAGTGAAAGGATATTGTGCTTCCCGATAAAACTTTTTGCGTTCTGTTAAATGACGCTTAGAAAACTTTGCTGTAGAGCACACGTCCCACACCTGTACAAAGTCTTTGTCTTGTGCTTTACGTATTCCTCTGCCTATGGATTGAATCACTCTAACAAATGACTTTCCTGGCTCAATCAGAACAAGATTGAATATGCGTGGCAAGTTGATTCCGACAGCAGCTACCCCATATGTAGCAACAATAACTTTGTCATTTGATGTTTTAACATCATCATAGTGTTCTTTTCTTTCATCTGCCTTAGTTGCTCCACGCACAAACACAGAATTGTTAATGGCTTCAGATAACATTTCTCCTGACTTGACTCGATCCACAAGCACAAGTGTGTTTCCTGATGTACGCATTTGTTCTACCATTCTTGCAATATAATTTATTCTTGATTTTTTTGTAACAAGATGTGTTTGTTCTTCACGATAGTTTTTATAGTCCACATAGTCCCAAAGTTGTAGTATCTCAATATTACACTTTGCCAATAGACCTTTTTCTTGTAGTTCGACTGCCGAAACTCTATTAATCACTTCTCCCAATGCAACATGGATTGACTTGTATTCATAATCTGCTTTTGGAATAGTGCCAGTCAGTCCCCATCTAATAGGAACATAACCATACACGTTTGTAAGTAATCTACGCAAAACATCTGCTTTTGCCATATGCACCTCATCAACGATTACACATACTACATCTCTCTTAAACACTTCGATAAGATTATCTTCTGCGTTTTGTCTTTTCTTTTCCAGTATGTTTAAAGATTGCCATGTGCAGATTGTGTGGGTATGGCCTGGCTCTTTTCTGTCACCAAAATATACGCCGACATCCAACCCCATGTTTTTATAATCTTCTTCTGTTTGTGTGACCAATGATTTATTTGGCACAATTATAATGCTTCTCCCATATGGTTCGATTAATTTGCTTAGTGCCGCAGTAATAATAGTCTTACCTGCCGCAGTCGCTACCTCCTGCAAACACTGTGGATTGTTAATAAAATTATTAATTACTTCTACTTGATGGTCACGTAAGACAATTGGTTGTCCTTCATGTGTGTGTCCTTTAGGCCATGTAACCTTAGCAAAGGTATTTTTATCCACAGGATCAAACGACAAGTCCCAGGTCTCTCTTTTATCTTCTAATTCAAATGTATAGTTATTTTCTTCAAGTATTGGAACGATGTCGTCGAGTAAATTAACAAAAGTTAATCCTCCTTGTGTAAAAAATGATACAGTGCCGTCCCATCGGCCAAGTTTTACCGCAGGCATAAAACGTGCGCCTGGGATTTCATATTTGAACTTATTAGTTAATTTTCTTCTGGTTACAAGATCCAAGCCATCTAGTTTTACGTTTACTTCATCTTTAACTATTATTTTGCAGTGCGGCAAGAATGGATCTCCAAAACTGCTGAGCCCATGATGACTCAGCAGTCAAAATAATTTTCTTTACATTAGATATTCTAAGATCTTTTTGTCTAAACTGCAATAGATTCTGGTTGCTGTTCAACTTCAGGCTGTACTCCTTCATCTATAATAGGAGTTTGTGATTGCACTTCTTTTGTAATTGCTTTAAGTGTTTTAGTTGCCAATCCTGTAAATCTAAATACAGTGCCATCCTCAACAATTTTAAATGAACCAGCAGTTTTAGCCGCTCCTTGTTCATCTAATTTTTTTACAACTCCATTAATAGTTCCTTCTTCTGTAGTTTTTCCTTCAATAAACATGTAAGTGCCTGAATTACCTTTATAAGTTGTGCCTTCATGGCATAATGTTGATTGTATTTTTTGTAATACTAATTGTGCGTTTGTCATTTTTGTTACCTCTTTGTGTATAATAATATTATTATATGGTATTATACCAAAACCGTCAACCAACAAAAAAGTGTTATTTTTTGGCCTTTTTGCCGTGTATGTTCTCTTTGAGAAAGTCTAATAACCATGGATTGTCTTTAAACACACCCATTAACCAGTTTGTCATTGAGTTGACTGCCTGCTCTTCATTATCACCTTCATATAGAGGACCACCTTCTGCGTTTAGTGAGGAGTGGTATACAATTGCATGTATTATTTCATGCACCAAAGTATTGGCAAGATCTTGCCCAACTGCTTCTTCTTGAATCTCTATTTTGTTTTGCCTGCAAATATATTGTCCCCAATAGTCAGAATTATTCTTTACAAACGATACTTTTACTTTTGTGATATCAACATCTTTCCAACCTATTTTTATTTTATCAGGCAGTTTCATTGCTAGTATTTATGTGCGTATTTAATTGGCCATATGAAATTGTTGAACAGTTAGCCAAATACATCAAATCGCTAGGCAAATTACCATCTACAAACACAAAACTAACATCTGGATGATCAAGAGCCAACGCATATATTTGTTTGCCCCAAAGGGATAGGTTAGCAATACTTTTTGCTTTATCATAGCAGGGGGTATCTTTGTATACATTAATGTTAGGGCCATCCTCAGCACAGTCAAAACCAATGCAAAATAATCTTGTATGACCATCATGAATTGCAATATGCATAGCAGTTGTTCCTGCTCCTTTGTGTGGATTATTTGGAATCAGATTGGTAGATCCTCCATGCTTTTTTATATTATTACGATTTGTGTAGACTGTGTTTTTTTGATCATATTCATTTTGTAATATTTCTTTATACATCATTTGATCCACAACAATCAAGTAGTCCGGCTCATAATCACGGTATAAAGCATTGCATCCATATGTATC